TAAACTGTAGAAGTTCCAGCAGGTACTAATGCACCAGTAATATCTCCAGACAATCCACGAGTTGCAGCATCATTAAGGTATTTCCAGTCAGTTTTGTAGAAATCATAAGATCCACGACGGAAACCAGAGAAACCAAGGTTCAATGCCATATCTTCTTTGTTATCAAATACACCATAAGATGTACCACCAACAGCATTAACTGTAACAGCAGCAAGCATATTATCAAAAGCCAAAGACATTGATCTGTTTAAGAACAACATATTTTCTTCAATAGCTCCTTGTTTGTCAAGATTTTTTAAGATCTCATCAAAATCAGCAAGAGAAGTTCTATCAGCACCGGCATTAGAAAGTGTAGCTTCACCAGAACCAAAGTTTTGATAAACATTACCTCTTGCTTCGATAGCTGCAAACATACCTTGAGTACCTTTAAGTTTATTAGCAGTACCAAATGTAGTAGCAATTGTACCAGCAGATGCTAATTCACCTTCCATCAAAGACATTTCAAGATAATCTTCAAAACGTAATCTAGCCTCATGCTCAGATTTTAAATACCAAAGGTATCCACTTGCGCCATTTTCAGTAGTTACTTCAACCCACCCAATTTGAGATGCATCAGAACCTGAAATAGAATACTGATCTCTCAAAATAATTGGAGAGTTAGAGTATTGTTGGAAACCTGCTTCAACAGATCCGTAATCAGAAGGAATATCACTTCCTTTACCCCACTCAGAACCATAAACAAACACATTCAATACTGCGCTTGTACCTACAGTAGCTGGCAATATAGTTTGGAAATTGTCGCCTTTGTAAGATTGAACTATAATAGCATCGGCACCACTAGCATCAGTAACAATACATTTCTCAGAAAGAATACCTGTAGAAACTACAATTGTCTGAAATTTTCTGATTGAGTGACCTGTAATGTTAATGGTTTTATTAGTTGCACCAGAACCAGCAAAAGCAACACCTTTGTAGGCTAAGTGCAAACGTCCTTGCTCTGACCAAATAACTTGATCCGATTGACTTGGCTCTTCAGCACCAACCATTCTTAAGAAAGAAGAAACCGAACGGTTACCATATCTTTCAACTTCTTGTTCGTAAACATCTGGCAAAAATTGTTTTGCAAATGTACCACCACCAGAACCATTGTCAAATGTCAAGTAGTTACCGGCAAATAATGTTTTGGTAGGGGCAGGAGTTAACCCGTAAGATCCACCTAATCCAACGCTAGAATTATATAATCCCATAATTTTTAATTTTTAAATTGTTATCTATTCGTTTTTATTTTCAATCTAGAACTATCAGCTGTCTCCAGTGATCTTACCTTGATTCCATTACTACTGATTGCATCGTTTTGGTGCACTCCTCTAGGGTTCATGTCGATGTTTTTAGATCTGGCCGTCACCTCCCTAATTGCATCTGCTTTACCTTGCTCGTAAAAATGGTTTGCCAAAGTATCTGCGTTCTTGGCAGCAAAAAGTGCTTTGTGATAACCTTTAGCGTTTTTCATAGTATTGTCTTCACCTAGGAACTCCTTGATAAAATTACTAATATCGCTTTGGTAATCCATAACCGCTTTTGGATTCTTTACATTATAATTAAACTTTTGATCACCAACATTAAATTCAAAACCTTTGAAATCGTTGAAAACCTTTTTAGTTTCATTGCTGAAATGTAAAGCGTTCTTTTGGTTATTCTCTTCTGCAACTTTTGTATTTTCTTTATAAGTGCTATAAAAATCGATTGCTTCTTTTTGTTCATCTGACAATTTAGCGTTAGATTTTATTTCCTTATAGTATTCTTTTTTTGTATCCTCTAAAAACTTACGAGCTTTAGAAAGTTCTTCTTTAGCCAATAACCTTTTCTTTCTTACATCTTTTGGATCGTCATATTCTTCGTCATATGAAAAACTATCTTCAATCAAAAAGTCTATTTCTTCGTTATCTAAATGTGGTTTTGTTTTCTTATAATATTCTTTTAACAAAACATCTTCACTCACATTAGAGTAGTCAGAATTTAAACGTACGTAATCTTCCACCGTACCATTTGTGTCTTTTAAAAATCTAATAAGATCTTTAATATTCTCAGGTTGTTCTTCGCCCCCCTCTTGAACTTGGCGGTTTTCCGTAATAGTTGGAGTTTCTTCTTCCAAACCATAACCCGCGTATACATCATCTGTATCTAGTACCGGTGTATTATCCGTAGCAATACTCTCTACGGTCTCAATAACTCGCTCTGGTTGATCAATAACTTGTTCTGTTGATTCAGGTTCATTATTAATATTACTGTCCCTTAAATCAACTTTATGCACTTCTGGCTCTAAAGCTTTCCTGCTTTGTTTTAAAGGTTTCTTTTTTGATTGTTCCTCTGTAGGTTCAACAACTTGTGGTTGCTCAATAACTACTGGTTCAACTGGCGTAGATAAATCTACTTTAATTGCGTCACTATCATTATTCGTTAATGGTTGTGACAAGTCTACTTTTACTGTGTCTGACATGATTAAATATTATATAATTAGTTATTCTATTATTTTGGTTCAAATTGCCCTAGTCCAAAACCACCTATGGTATCTTGCCCAGCGGATTCAAAATTCATATTCGGCATATTAGGTTCCTGAGTGTTTGGTTGTTGATTAGGTTCAACTATTGGATTCTCATCCGTATCGTCTTCTTCCATATCCATATTATCTTCAAACTCTTGCGCTCCTGTATTACCGTGTCTTTGTTCTATTAATTTCGATTGTTGTGTTGCTTGAATTTTAGTTCTATCATCTTTGCGGTCCTCTTTATATTTATCTTTAGAATTTAATATATCAAGTTCCATTTGTTTTAATTTCATATTTAGATCAAACTCAAATTGCATAAGTTCTTTTTTCATAGATGCTTCCCGCTCTAATCTCTTTATATCGAACTCTGCTTGCGATCTATTTATTGTAACCTTAGATTCAGTTATAGAATTTTGTTTCATCATATCTGACTGTGCTGCAACTTGTGCTGCTTGAGCATTAGCTTGTGCTTGTGACTGTGCTTGTGCTTCTTGTTGTTTTCTATCTGAATCTAATTTTTTAATCCTCCTAACTTTTAATAATTGGTTAGCTAATTTTGTATTACGTATCTCACGTAAATCAATAGCGTCCTCCAAATATATCTGTCCTGCTTGTAAAGATATTTGTATATTATTTTCTAGCTTTTGTTTTTCTTCTTCATCTGGTGCAAGTTCTAGGTATATACCAAAATCATGCATATGTAAATTCATTATATCATCCAATACACCAACATTCATTCTACCTAATGTATTCACAAAAGATTCCCTTGTTGGTGAAAACTCTAATACATCTGATATTCTTAATGCAACACACTCTGCACTTTTTAATGTTAAATAAGTACCTGCTTGTAATATGTGTCTTGTAGCAGTGTTTGAATTAGCTGCTGCCATTTTTTGTAACCCCACTAATGAATCTTTATCAGGTGTTGAACCATCTCTTGCTTCATTTAACCCGGTTACATCACGTATCATTTGTATGTAGTAGTTATATGTCTGTATAAGACTTTGTATTTTACTACCACCACTATTTGAATTCAATTCTGTTATCGGCATTTTACCATGGTTCAAATCGCCATCTTGCGTCATTGATCTACCAACAACAGATCCAGTTTGGAAATACATATTTAATGCTTCTGCTGGATTGTAATTTGTACCGTTACCTAAATCAATTTCCATTAACCCATCAACATCCATATAGATACCATCAGGTACTATCCTAGACATAACTTGTTGTAACTTCAAATGTGTTAATTGCACCATATCGGCAAATGATGTCATTCTACCAACTAAAGATTCAATTTTACCTTTATATATTCTTGGCGCAACTATATTATAACTTAGTTCTACTTTATTAGTATCAGCTTTAGGTCTAACCATATTAGAAGCTAATCTCCAATCTAACATTTTCTTTTGACCAACTATTTTTGCACCGGTATATAATACTTCTATAGTTCTAGATACCTTCTCAAATAATTCGTTATCACCTTGCGGATTAAAACTACTATCTTTTTCTAATGCTTTATCTCCGCCAGCGGTTGTTTTCTTTATTTTGTATACCTGGTCTCTAAATGTTTTATATTCAAAATATAATATAGAAACGCAATTTGCATCTAAAGAATTATCAGGTGTGTATTCATTTTTGTATCTAGTATTAGATCCACCTGTGTATTTAGATATTTCTTCTAACTCCTCTAACGTTAAGTCAGGATATTGTTTTTTCAATTCATTAATAGGTACAGACTTAACCTCACCTACATAATATATATCCTCAAAGTATGGTGACTCAGTATATGAATAAACTAAATCTACAGGATCAACATATCTTAATGTTATACCTTCCGCTTTATTAAATGAATTCTTTACTGCTGCAATACCTATAACTGTTAAGTCATAATCTAATCTTCTTTTTATTAACTCGTATTTATTTTTATCTAATACATTGTTAATAGCTTCTTCCTGAGCAATTTCAATTGACTGCTTATAGGATAATTGCATATGCAAGTTTAATTCATCCTCTGTGTCAGGTATATCTTCTTCTTTATTAGACGCAGGGCTAAAACCCATTGTGTCTTTAACTAACTTAGCAAATTCCTTACCATACATATCTGTACGTAATGATTCCATATATTGACTTCTTTTCGAAGTTGACGATGGATCTTGCGAATATGCAGTTAATGTATAAGGTCTATTTGACATACCATTAACAACAATGTCAACGAACTTTGGTATAATTGGTACAGGTTTCCAATCTAGATTTAAATAAGATGTATCACCATTGATTGCTAATTCATCTTTATATTTCTTTATTGATTGCTCACCTCTAGCATACAGTCTTAATTTATGGAAGTTATCTCTATTAGCATAAAACCTATTCGCCCCAGAATCTTTTTTAAACCATTCTTGTTCGATAGCTTGCCCAACCATTAATCCATATTCTAATGAATCTTTTTCTTGATCTGTTGCTATTTGACTTGGAAACGAACTCTTATAAACTGTTTCAATCATCTTTTAATTATTTGTGAAGAATAACCTTTGTTATCATACTTTTTTATTCCAAGGTTAATTCTGTTAACTGTCCTATCTTTTGTTGGTTTATATAAATTTCTATTGCAACCCATTAAAGCAAATCCAGAACTAATAGAAGCATCGTGTTTTGTTCTGTTGTTTATATCAAACTTTGCCCAATCTTCAAGTGTACGTTGAAAGTACATTGTACCCATTGATCCGTCATTAAACCCTATATTCCTATCTATATATGATTCTATAGCTGCCGCGTGTGCTTGTATAATATCCTGACTTGCTGATGGTATACCACCTATTTCTTTTTCCGTAGGTGATAAGCTATTCCAAATCTTGTCTGGTCTATTCATAGAGAACGCTCTATAACCGTTTCTTTTTAAATAATACAGTAATCTAGGTTTGTTATTCTCCGCTAATACAGGCATACCGTAAAAGTGTATTGCCATTAACATATCCTCAAAAAATATCTCTGATGTTTGAGGCCTCGCTATATATTCTAAAAAGAAATGATTTGCTGGCACCTCTTCCATTGAAAACTTAGTCACACCTGTTAATGCGCCTTTAGATCCTTTGCCATCAGTTGTACCGCTAATATCATAACTGTCACAACCAAAACAACCTATATGTTCATTACCGGGAGTCTTAACCCCATTACTTACTATTACTCTATTCTGCAAATTTTTAGGTGGTATCCAAGAAACGTGAAATCTACCATCCCTATTCGGTATAAATTCAACCTCACTAAAACGTATACCATTCTTCCATTGGAAACTACCAATAGTAACTAAACCATCTCTTTTTACATCTTCATTGTAATCTATTTGTTCGTAGATTTTTGTAAGATTAAATATAGATTCTTTTGTCTCATCCCTAAATGCGTGCTTCTCTGTTCTAGGGAACTGACGATAAAGTTCATTTAACGCATCAGCATCTTGCCTATTACTATCAACCTCATTATCCCAATGCTCTATTACACCGTAGTTTATCATTGAACCATCTATACCTTTAACAGGTTTACTTGGCTTATCGAACACCGGCATA